ATCGAGAAGATGCAACATGTCTACTCCACCACTTACTTTCCTTTTGAAAAGGTGCAAATGGCGAGACACAAGGATTGACAACGAATTGATGGTTCAATATGGAGATGTAGCTACTGAGATTGTGGACTCTATGACTGAGGACCGGAAGGTGTTACCAATGATGGTAACACCGTTCCAGCCGACACTCTTTGGTCCTATACCTCGTAGTTACATCCGGCACGTCCTTCAGAGAGTGGAATCCAATGAACGGGGATTCCATTTCTCTGGTAGACACCCCTTCCTACGTGACCCAAAGGGGAAGGGATATGTCTACGCAAAGGACATGTCGCCCGCTTTACGCAGGTTCCTTGTGAACAAACTGTACTGGATAAAGAAGGTATCCCCTCGTACACATAAGAAGATCTTTGAGATGTGTGAAACAAAAGACAGTTTCATCGAATTGCAGGGAATCCTCATCTCCGTGGAGATGAGGATAAACTCGGTAATTCTCACATCCCCAGATCTCTCATATGCCGAGGGGGACCTTCTAAATGCCAGACTAGTGAACAACACATTCAACTTCCGCGACTATCACAAGAAACTCAAGACCGAATGTAAGGAGATCTTCCGCAGTTTAAGAACTACGGAAGATATTCCTCGCGTTCGTCGTGAGTTTTCATGGATAGTCCCTTGGTTGAAGAAGGTCCTGAACAGAAGAATTTCTGAACGGGGAAAACAAACACTTATCTCATGTCTGCTACAATCCAGGTCCTCCGGCCTTCCTTCTCAAGAAATTGAGAATAAGGCGAAGAGGGACTGGATTGATGCAGTCATGGGACCTGGCCCCCCCACCGATGTGGAGTTCATGAGATCCGATGATCTAGAGAATTACCTTCGACAGACCTGTTCTGAGAGAAGTGTCTCAGACGGCCTATCAAAGGTTTCCCTAGGATTCACCGGATGTTATGAAAGCTCCAGAAAGAAAGGGGGGAAAACAGGTGAAGCCCGAAGGTTAATTCTTAAGTACAAGGTTACAAACCGGATAGACCTTGAGACGGGAGAGGTCACTAATGACCTGATCCCAGCACGAGGAAAACCCGGTGAGTTCCTATTTCATCTCTGTTTACAGAGAGTACTTAAGCAAGGGGTTGAAGACTATCTAAGAGTCCGAGTGAGCACGATACCGGAGGTTGGCTCTAAAGCGAGGATAATTACTGTCCCCACTTTTACAGCTAACACAATCCTGTCTGTGTTCGCTCATATCACCTATGATTATCTTTCAACCACAAGGGAGGCATATTCCGGTCTTAAAGGGAAGAACCATGGTTGGTCCCTTTGTCTGGATATGTCTCCAAGTAACCCAGGGCTATATTGGTTATTTGATGGAAGGAGGATGAGGGCCATAAACTCCGACCTGGATGCTGCTACAGATAATACCTTTCATGAAGCGATTCGTGAGATATTATCTGCCATCCAGAACATACTACGTTTTCCAACTTGGTATATCGGAGTTGTGGCCGACCTCCTTGCCTCACCCAGAGAATTCGAAATTCGTCTGGACAATATGGTATGGTGTGGTTCAACAACCCGAGGCTGTTTCATGGGGGATGCAGGTACAAAGACCATTCTTACCGCAGCAGGTTTGAATGCTCTTTGTATGATGCAAGGCCCACGAGTCTCCCGTATAGTGGGAGACGACCACGCGACCATCTGTCCAGATGAATTTACAGAACAAAATGCACATATTTACAGAGAGAGAATGGAGGCATGGGGGTTCAAGCTCAGTGAGCTTGATAGTTACATAAGTGACTATTGCTTCTTTACGGAAGAAACCTTCTGTATTGAAACAAACCCTGATATGTCTCTAGAGACCTACATCTCCGGTAGAACAGGTGAAATTCCATACCTGGACTACCCGAGAGTACGTCTACTCTCTGATGTGTCATCTAACATCAGAGGATCTTCCCATACTCTTATTGGGAAGATAACCCTGATGGCACGACACATGGAGTATTCGGCTAAGAATCCGATCTCCCATGGTATAATGCATTTAGCTTCCTGGATTCAGGACCTATGTTGTTCACTAGCATATAAGCCCGAATTTGTTTATTTTCCGAGATTCCTTGTGTCAACTGGTAAACCAATCCTCTTTGACCATGATGAAAATTTTAAGAATTTTATCATGGTCCAAAAGGATGGTAAATTACTAGGGAACTACATGGACTTAATGTGGAGGGCCTCCGAGCGTGTCTCTGGAGGCAAAACTGCTATAAACTCGCAGTTCAACCACAGGTCTAACGTATATCTACGAGTCTGCGAATATGAAACAAGGTTACCCCCTGAGATCCAAGATTTCGAAGTACTAGAAACCGTGGAACAGAGGGGGGTAACCCCTTTCATAATTGGCAGGCTCGGACACAAGATGATATCGGAAACTGAGATAATGATGAAGTTAGACGAAATGAATTTTCTCTTTGATGAACGTCTCCCAGAAGTTGCAAATGTTGCTACACTTGCACTCCGTAGGAGAGAGTTCTCTGAGAGAACACTTCGTAACTTCTTAAGTCTTTGGAGGAGAAATTCAATTCTACTGAAGTTTAGGTACCACGAACGGTACTACGACAGAGAAAAGACAGAGTCCTTCCTAAACTCAGTTCATCCTCTCAGAGTACAAGTCCCACTAGGGATTGGACCCACAGAGGATGAATTGAGGGTTAGGAGGGACCTTCTCTTAGAGCGCGATCGGGATACTGAGATTTTGTGGTCATGGGTCTTATCAAGACCAGACGACTTATCTCAACTCCCGAGGGCTCTAATCAGAGATGATCTTCCAATTCTCAGAAACAATCCGGAAATAACATCAGTTAACCGTCTATTGATCGTGAGCGACGATCTCAAAATGGTCTACCAGCTAGCGACCTTACGGTCGGTTAGCTGGTGGGACCAGAAGGAGACTTTCCGTTGTTCGATGCAAGATTGGGTCCACTCGGATTTAACCGCGGGGACCCATTTTGATCCAATAAGGGAAGTCGTCGTCGACACAGGATCACTAGACGGATTCATCAATAACGCCGCAGATGAAGATCTCGAGCCGCTTCAGCATGGAATCAGTTCGGACATGATTCAGAAAATACGTCCGACCCGAAGTCCATATGTGCAGGAAGTATCTGAGTATGATAGCCTTATGGATATCCTCAGACTCCAGCCTGAAGCACCTTGAGATTAAATCTCAAGCGAACGTTGTCATTCCTTTTACCCTAAAACTAAAAGAACAGCAATGCCTGGTAAGTAATATACTCCAGGCTTCTGTT